TAATTTATATACTGCCATTTTATAATGTTGTTATTCTTCCTTTAATATCTAAATTTGGATACTTTACTTCAAATATACAAGGATCGTAAGAAGGGTATACAACGTTGTCTCTAGTAGCTCCTTTAACATCATAAGCATATTGAGAGTAATCGCCCCCTTGCTTATTAACTATCTCTACCTTCTGTACTGTTTGTACTCCTTTTACTTTATCTAATTCTCTAAATACATCAGCTAAATTTATAGACTGATTAATATTTCTCTTTTGAGTTTTAAAGTACTCTTGTAATTTTATATTACATGCTAATAAGACGTCTCTACTTATGTAGTTAGGTCTCATAATTAATTCATATTCAACTCCTATATTTACTACGTAAGCATCTTTTATAGTAACGCTATCTGTTACCATAATAAATTCGGATAAATAAGTCTTTAAATTATTTTTTAACGTTGAACTAGCATTAGTTAATTTACCTTCGTTATTATAAGCTAGTATATATAGAGCTATAGAAAGAGGGTTACTATCTTTTATAGATGTTGTATCTATATTCGTATTTACTAGTTGATCTTGTGTAGCGAATGCTTTAGCTATACTACCAAACCTACTAGGCATAGCTAGTGATCTTACTGTATAGTCTTGAAGAGTAACGGTTCTGCTTTGTTCATTAAATGCTCTTAACGAATTCTCTCTTAGTTCATCTTCATTATCTCCATCTCTACCGCCGAATGCTGGTTGAGTGTTATTTACTGTGACTGTACCTGTGTTGCTTCCTCCTATAGTAGAAACTTGTGTAATAGTATTAGCAGGTACATTAGCTGCTACTCCACCTCCTTTAAGGTATCTTACTGTAACATCTGATGTTGGAGCTATTCCGTATGCTTTACTGAATAAAAAGTTAGAAGGGTCATATGAATAATCTAGTCTTCTTACTCCTTGATTGGTTGCACTTCCTACCGTTGTTGCATCTGGTAGTATCTCTGAGTCATCACTCGATGTTGTACCGGAGCCAAATTGTATGTTTAAGTTACCATTAGATAAAAATCTAGCTACAAATCTTCTAGGAGTCTTTCTAATACCTAATACATAGGGTACTAAGTTAGAATCAGAACTACCGTTTGCATCTTCTTTATATATAGTATCTTGTCCTAAGAATGGTACTTCGTAAAATATATTTCCATCAGCATCGGTTATATCTAGTACGCCTACAATGTTATCGTCAGTTATAGTTAGTGTTTTAAATTTTTCTGCTGTAGAGATACTAAATGTTTTTGACTTTATTTCAGAAGAAAAAGCTTTTACTTTTTTACTTACTGTATATTGAGTAGGCCTGTTAGAGCCATCTAATTCTGCTATTACAACATCTGTAGGATCTAATGAGCTAGAGAAATTAAAATCTACTGGTTTATCTACTAAAAAGAAAGTTTGAGATGAATCTGTTGATCTAAATGTAGCGTTAGAATTAATTGATGCTGCTGTTCCCCAATTTGGTTTAAATGTACCGGTTGCTCCTAACGTCTGAGTTAGTGTTAATTCAACTTCAGCTACTCCAGATACTTTTGGAGTATATCCCATAGTGTAGGCTAAATTAAATAAGTTCTTAGGATCTTTAGCGTGGGTTAAAAATGTTTCTTGCAATTGAGTATCTTGGTAAAAAGATAGCACATCACCTACGTACGAAGCCATCTCTATAAACATCATACCCGGGGCTGTTGCTGAGAAGTCATTATAGGTGTCAGGAAAATAGTTCTTAGCGTGCTCTATAAGCTGCCCTCTGAAATCTGAGAATTCCTTATTTACGTATTTTATATCTCTTTGTTCTGCCATTATTGTTCTATATTTATTACTATCTCGTCCTGTATATTACTATCCTCAATAGCATACCTTAAGAAAAACACAACTGTATTAGTATCTGGTTCAGAAGCAAATCTTATTAAAGTAGGTTTAACTCTAGGAAAAAACTTCTCTAGGTCGTCTGCAACTATAGCTTCTATTTCGTCTAGATTATCTTGAGTTATATTTTCAAATAAAATCCTTCTAATATTAGAACCAAAGTTAGGATTAAGGAATCTTTCACCTTTGTTAGTTAAAAAATAGTTTATTAAATTAGCTTTGAGTGCATCTTTTGTTTCGAAAGTCTGGTTAAATATTCCAACACCAGAAAGAGGTATATCAACACCTATAGCCTTTCTAGGCTGTAAATCTAACGGATTTATCTTCTTAACATTAAATGCCATTTATTATCTATTTTTATCTTTACTATAAGAAGCATCTAGTACTGATTTTGCTTTCTGAACAAAATCTAACTTACTTATATCAAGTCCTGGTTGTGCTCCTGTCATTCCCATACTAGCAGCAGCCGCAGAAGCGAAGTTAGGTTTCTTAACCATACTAGAGTCTCCAGCTATTACTTGTTGATAATCTTCTCCAGTCATTGATTGTTTAGTCATTTCTAACATTGACTGAATATTTTTATTATTACTAAATTTTACGTTTGTAGGTTTTGCACTTTTACTGCTTAGCATTTCATCTAAACTAGCACTTTTACCAACAGACCATTTTTTTTCTTGGCCTTTAGGTACCTGTTGCATCTTATTAGGAGTTGAAGCTACTTTCACAGCCTCATTCATTACCTCTTGTAACTCCTCCTTAACAGCTGCCCTTACTTCTTCTCGTATGATTTTTCTTAATTGATCGAGTTTCATATATATAAATAGTTAGGTTATGGAAGTTGATTGTTAATTCTAAATTTTATTTCATCTCTTAGTACTTTTTCTGAACTAGAAAATGAAAATGGACCTCTAAGTACTACTATTCCTCTAAAGTCTACTGCAATAGCTCTCTTCCTTATAGCTATTGGTGGTGATTCAGGATCTTTTTCTATTTTTAAGGTATATAATATTCCTGATGGAGATCTATAACTTTCACCTCCTTGGGTATTATCTGAATCTTTACCTATACCGGTTCCGGCATATGCTGTGTTTAATTGTGATTGGGTTAGGTCACCGGGTACATCTCCTACCTTACCTCTTCCTTCTGTCCATCTACCTCCTGCATTTTCACATTGTTGTCTTGTTTGATATTCTGGTCCTAAAGAACATGTACCAACTAATCCTTCTGAGGATAGTGTGCTATATATGTCTTGTTCTAATGTTGTGTCACCAGGTTTACCGAATGCTTGTTTAAGTAAATTTCTATTACTTAAGTCGTCAGAGTCTAATAAGAATGGGTTTATTACTCTAGCGTTTGTATCTAATTCTGAAAAAGGATTACGTATACAGTGAGAGCATAATACATCTATCTGTTGTAATCTAACTTTTATAGGGTCGAATATACCGGCTGTATCTCCAACTAGGCTTTTTATAGCTTCTTTTTCGTTTTCTAAGTCTTCTACTACTTTTATATATTTTGTTAGCATAGCAGACTGTCCTTGAACTAGACCAGCAGGCATTGAGAATATAACACCACCGGCAGGGCCTGGTGGGATACCAATTGTAGTAGGTATAGGCAAGTGTGATAGTAAATCTACTAATACTTTAAAAGAGGTAATAATAGGATCTACTTTCCTTGCTAGGCCATTGAATCTTTGTATCTTTCTATCATATGTGTTAAATAACCTTTCTATCGATTCTTTCTTTTTTAATATAGCATTTGTTACAGCTGGTGGAGGGCATTTTTTTAATAACTCATTAATAATCTGGTTTATTTTTTGATTTGCTATTACTATAAGAGATGCTTCGATATATGCCATTTGTGTAGACACTATCTTAGCTATATTAAATCCTCCAAATTTTATTAAAGTATGTGGCATTATTCAGTAAATACTTTTCTTGACTTAAGTTGCGACTGTTTTCCTCCAGGATTTATTTGACTAGTTAAACTTTTAAGCTTAGCTTTAAATACTATACCCTCTTTATTAACATTAGGTATAATTTTTTGATCTATAGTCTTAGCTTTAGTCATAGCTTTTGCTACTCCCTCTAAGCCTTTTATCAATTGATTAAGCCATACTTCTAAAGTATCTCCTTTAATTACTGGTTCTGCTTCTAGTTCTTTTGCTCTTTTACCTAAGTATATTTTATTAGCATCTAAACCAATATACTGCTCTCCGTCTAGACCTATTATATCAGAGGTCGCTGTAATGTTACTCTGAGCTGCTAAATTAATATCTTCTTCTTTAGCATTGAAGAATAGTCTACCTCCGTTTACAATTACTTGATTACCTCTATATTGGTCAGATCTAACTGGTGCTGTATGGAGAGAGTCGTATTTAATTCTAGCTTGGTCTAATACTATCCTATGATCTGATGTTAAATATATGGAAGAGTAATCATCATTAACGTTTTCTACTAAATGGTTGTAAGCGTCTCCTACTTCTTCTTGACCATTAGAAATTATAGTTAATGGTAGACCATTATTTTCATCGTCAGTAAATATATTCTTTTCACTTTTATATCCGGTTAACCTTAAAGATTGACCTAATCTACCCTCTAGTAGAAAGTCTCCAGGAAAAGGTTGCATAGGGTTAGTTACTTTACTCTCTTCAACATCCT